AATTCAGAAGTTGAATGAGAGTGTCGATACTTTGTATGTATATGCAACTACATCGAATGACCATAAAAAATTCAAAAAGTGGTTATCTAAAAGTGAATTTTATGGAGAAGAATTCAGAATCGGTTAGATATGAAGTGGAATAGGAGCAAATATAATGAAACTAACTAAACACAATTAAGAGAACTCATTAGAGAAGAAATTCAAAAGTTGGATGAAGCACCTAAAAGAGATTCACAATATCTATCCAGAAATGCAGAATTTCTAGCAAAAGATATGAGACGTGATGATCCAGATTATGCTGAGGTTATGGGGCAGGTTGCAACAAGGCTTAATCAATCATATCCAGATGGTGATGTATCAAAAAAAGAAGTCGTTGATATCCTAAAAGATTCGAGAATTAAAAGAGAAATGCGAAAAATAAATATGAGCGCACAACAAATCGTTGATGAGTTGTGGAATATTTAATATACGTTACAAATTAACATAATAGGAGGTTATATGCCAAAGAAAAAGAAAGATAAGTTTCAGGGACTCTACGTTGAAGTCAAAAATAATAATATAGAATTTGCACTTCGGCAATTAAAGCAAAAAGTCAAAGATAGTAATTTATTGGTAGAGTTAAGAGAGAAGTCGTATTACACAAAACCATCAGAAAAACGTAGACGAGCTAAAAATTTAGCTAAAAGTAGGGCAAAATATAATAAAGAAAATGAAAAATAAATATATTTTTTAGTGTATTTTTTAAGATAGGTTATATTTATATACACAACAATACTCCGTTCCCACCTTTACGGAGTCTAATAAATAGAATATTATTATAGTTCTTATAATAACTATATTTCCAAATAACAAATATTAGGAGAAGATTAATGGGCGATCTATTGAAAGAAGCCATTGCTGATGCTAAAGCTGTACGTGAAACTGCTCTAGCGAATGCTAAAATGGCGTTAGAAGAAGCATTTACTCCACATCTCCAATCGATGCTATCAGCTAAACTTCGTGAAGATGAAGATGAAGAATTCGAAGATGAAGTCCCTGTAGAGGATGAAGAAGAAATCGAAGTTGAAGAGGAAGAAGTCGAAGATGAAGTTCCTGTAGAAGACGAAGAAGAAATCGAAGTCGAAGAGGAAGAAGTCGAAGATGAAGTTCCTGTAGAAGACGAAGAAGAAATCGAAGTCGAAGAGGAAGAAGACATTGAAGATGAGGAAGAAATTGGAGATCTTGATCTTGAAGCTATTATCAAAGAACTTGAAGATGAACTCGTTGAAGATGAAGAGTTTGAAGACGAAGCTGAAGAAGAGGAATTTGAAGCTGAAGCTGAAGTTGAAGACGAAGAAGAGGAATTCGAAGTTGATGAATCTCTTTTTGAGGAAGACGAAGACGAAGAAGAAGCTGAAGAAGAAGCTGAAGAAGTAGCTGAAGCTGAAGAAATCGAAGAAATCAAAGCTGAACTCAAAGAGTACAAAGAAGCTGTTCATTTCTTGAAAGATAAACTTCATGAGATTAACATCCTAAATGCTAAACTTCTATTCACAAATAAACTGTTTAAGGAATTTGCACTTGACAATAACCAGAAACTTAAAGTCGTAGAAACATTTGATAGAGCACAAACAACTCGCGAAATCAAACTTGTTTACACTACATTAGCTGAGAGTTTTCAGAGCGGTGATGTTATAGTACGCAAATCGAAAATTAAAGAATCCGCAAGTAGAAAAACTGGATCAACTAAGCCTTCCAAAGAATCAAAGAAAGTGATTACAGAGGAAGTTGAAGTTGCAGAAAGGTTTAGAAAACTTGCAGGATTAATCAAATAACATTTTAACTTAGGAGAAGTTTAATGTCAAAATATATTAATGAAGCGCTACTTGGAACAGCTGGATATCAAAAACAGCGAGACCAAGCAAAAGCGCTTACTGAAAAATGGGACAAAACTGGTCTACTTGATGGTCTTGAAGGTGACTTCGATCGAGGTGGAATGGCACAACTTCTTGAAAACCAGGCACGTGAGCTTATTAAAGAAGCTTCCTCAACAAGCCCTTCAGCTGGTTCAGCCGGCGCATATAAGGGTGATGAGGAATGGTCTGGTGTAGCACTTCCATTAGTTCGTAGAATTTTTGGTGAGATTGCTGCTCAAGAATTTGTTTCTGTTCAACCAATGAATTTACCATCAGGTCTTGTATTCTATCTTGATTTCCAATATGGTTCGAACCGTATGGGATTTGATGATAGTAAATCAATTCATGGTAAAACTGGTAAATACAGTCCTTCTGGTTCATCTGCACCTTACGGTGAAGACAGTTATGCTGGCGGTTTCTATGGCGCAGGTCGTTATGGATACACAATGGCAACTGGTTCAGATACAACACTTGATATCGCAAGTGCAGCACAAGCTACATGGAAAGACATCAATTTCAATTCTGAATTAAGTTCATCTGTAAATGCTGGTGAAATCTTTAAAGTTACTAGTGCTATTACAGCAACTAATGTAGATAAGCTTGCTATTAGAGCAGCTGTTATCGCATCTGGTTCAATTAGTGCAGGAAATCCAAATGGTGCCGATATTGGTGCTGGAGATGCAATTAACAGAGTATTTCCAGAACTATTCTCGATTGATGGTACAGACGGTGTAGCAGGAACACTTACATGGTTCGCTTCTGCCTCATCAGCTGATGATTTCATTGACGAATCAATGACTCTACATTATCCAAAATACACTACAGAAGCAGTTCGTGGTGACTTTGAAGATACTACAGGTGATGCTACATCAGATTCTTTACAGATTCCGCAAGTAGATATCGAATTGAAATCTAGAGCAATTGTTGCTAAAACCAGAAAGCTGAAAGCTGTATGGACACCTGAATTAGCTCAAGACTTGAATGCTTATCATTCTGTTGACGGTGAAGCTGAATTGACATCAATGTTAACTGAATACGTATCAATGGAAATCGATCTTGAAATCCTCGATATGCTTATCAGTGATGCTCAAACAGTTGACTATTGGTCAGCAAAAATTGGTAACGAATATAACGCAGCAAATAATGCATTTAGCACATCTGCTGGCGGAACATTCACAGGTACCAAATTCGAATGGTGGCAGACACTTATTGGTAAAGTTCAGAAAGTATCCAATGAAATTCATAAATTAACACTGCGTGGTGGAGCAAACTTTGTTGTTTGTGGCCCAACTGTAGCTACAATTCTTGAATCTCTACCAGGATATATGGCTGATACTGATGGTGATAAACAACAGTTCGCTATGGGCGTACAGAAAATCGGTGGAATTTCAAACCGCTGGACAGTTTACAAGAATCCGTATATGACTGAAAATACAATTCTTGTTGGTTTCCGCGGAAGTAACTTCCTTGAAACTGGTGCTGTATATGCTCCATATGTACCACTTATCATGACACCTCTTGTATACGATCCTAACGACTTTACTCCACGTAAAGGCGTAATGACACGATATGCCAAGAAAATGGTTCGACCAGAATTTTACGGAAAAATCTATGTAGATGGATTAGATCTGGTATAATCAGTTAATGTAAGTTGTTGAAAAACAACGAGCTACAAAAAGAGGCTAATTAATTTTTAGCCTCTTTTTTTGTATTATTTTGTAGATATATAAAAAAGTTATATTTTTTTTCTAAAACTGGTATATTTATATATAGGAGATATAATTATGAAAAGAAATAAATACACAAAAGCAAATAATATCATATGTAAGATATGCAATCAAAAAATATCTTCATATGGTATAGTTAGTCATATAAAATCAAAACACAATATATCAGTAGATGATTATGTTAATCGATTTGGTGAATTTAGGAAAAGTAAATTATATAAAAAAAAGAATGTTAGAAGAATCAATAAAATGCAATGTGATATATGTGGAAATGAATATACCACAGTTGGGTTTTCAAACCATTTAAGAGATTCACATAATATGACAACTAATGAATATGTTGATAAATATAGTGAATTTAGATATAAATATAAAGATTACAATCAAAGAGCATTATCCAACAAAATTGAATGTAAAATATGTAAAGAAATATTTGGTTCAGAACGATTGTTATCATATCATATTAGAATGGAACATAATATAACAAAAATAGAATATGTTAAAAAATATATATTTAATAATGAAATACAGTATTGTAAATGTGGGTGTGGTCAAAAAATTAAGTTATTATCACAATTTCCATATAAAAGAGAATACCAAAGTGGACATAATCCAAATGGCAGGTAATAATAATAAAGACGAATTAATTATATCATATTATTGAAACTAATTGTTTTTTTTGTAAAATCTAAAATACATTCTTCAGATCTAGCCAGGTAAATTATTGCTGAATTTCATTTCTTTTTGATATTTATATATGAACTTAGAACATAGGAGAAATATAGATGTCAAAATTTAATTACATATATGAAGACCCAACTGATGCAAATCAAGTAACGGGATCTACACCATACGGTATATACGATTCCGATTCTACGTTTGTAACTGATAGTATAAATGTATGTAAATGGACCGCGCGGAGATTAGGCCATCCAGTTATGCAATTAGAATTTAATAGTGGTTCGATTTATACTTGTTTTGAAGAAGCTATATCTGAATATTCTTTGCATATTAATCATTACAATATGAAAAATTGGTTATGGGAGCAGTATGGAGCCAGTGATAGAATATCAGGTTCGTTAGGCACTGGAAGCAATGAGACAGTTCACCCTCATATGGGGTCGACCTTCGTATTATCAGAACAGTATGGTCAGGCAGCTGCAATTGGTGGTGACGTTACATTAAGAAGTGGTTCGATAACGCTTGTAGATGATCAGCAAGATTACAATTTGCAGGACTGGGCAGAAGTTTCTGAGAGTGGAAAGAGATTAGTAATTCAGCGAGTATACAATCAAGGCCCTTCTGCTATAACAAGATTTTACGATCCGTTTGCAGGATCATTTGAGCAGAGACAGATGTTAGATGCATTTGGATTCGGAAATTCAGCACCTGCAGTTACTTATACAATGAGACCTATATCATATGATATTACAAGAGCTCAGGCAATCGAGACAAATGATATTGTTAGGAAATCCGCTTATTCATTTCATCTCGCAAATAATGTACTAAAAATATTCCCCATTCCAGATTCAGCCGATGATGGGGATAAAGTATGGTTCAGTTATTTTGTTAGAGATGATATTGCAGATACAGCACGATCATATACAACTAATAAAGTTACAGACCCGAGTAATGCACCGTATAAATTTATTTCATATAATGAAATTAATTCAGCTGGACGTCAATGGATTAGAAAATTTACATTAGCACTGTCAAAAGAACTTTTAGGTATTATTAGAAGTAAATATGCTTCATTACCACTTCCTAATAGTGAAGTTAGTATGGACGGTGAAGCATTAAAAGCGGAAGGGAGAGAAGAAAAAGAAGCATTACTAACAGAACTTTCAGAATTTCTTGAAAGCGTTACTTTATCTGAGAGATCAAGAGCTGAAGCTGATACAGCAGCTGCGAATCAGGAGCTTCTTTCTAAGTCGCCATTGGAAATTTATATCGGAAGTTTTGTATTTGGAGTGTTATTTAATATAGGGAAACTTTATGATTACCTGTCAAATATGTAAAAAATCATTCATAAGAATAGCGGGGATGCATTTAAAATCGCACGGGATAACTGATGATGATTACCTAAAAATGTACCCTGGCGCAGAAACTGTGGATATCCAATTAAGGGAGCATGTATCCCAACGACTTAAAAGTTTATGGGGTGAAGAAGAATATAGAAAATCTCAAATATCTTCTTTTCAGAACAAGTCAAATGCTACATTACAAAGGATGTCAGGGGCGACGGCAAAGGCTCATTTAGATGGAAAGTTTAAGCATGTTTATACAGCTGAGTGGAATGAGAAAATTTCAAAAAAACAAAAAAGAAGCTGGGGAGATAATTATCAAGAAAGGTGTGAGGCTAATAAGGATAACTGGAAAAAATTTAGAGATCGTGTAGGTAAAGATAAATGGTTACCTGACTTGAGGATAAAATCAAGAAAGGGGTTCGACGCGGTTACAAGAGGTGATATATGGAAAAAATCACAGCCCGAAAAAGAATATGAATCTTTTTTGATTGCGGAAAACAAAGAGTATATATACAACTATCAATTAGAGGGCAAGTATTATGATTTTTATATTCCTCCTGAAAATAAACTCATTGAAATAGACGGGGAGTTTTATCACCCATTGACGTTAGATGAATGTAAATATGATTTTCAGGTACGAAATTATTATAATGATATTGAAAAAAATAATATAGCAAAAAAGAATAATTTAATTCTTGAAAGGATAGGAGTGTAAAAACAGTGGAAACTAGACCGCTATTTATTAGCCAAAAAGAAATCGATTTCATAGATTCTCTTAATGAGGAGCTCATTGATGATATTCTAGGACAGTATGTCGATGTATATAAAGTATCAGTTGATGATACAGATGATAATATTTATGGTGAATCACCAACAAAATATTTTGAAGCCGGCTTTAGGGTTAATTGCTTAATCTCATTTGAGGAACCTACACATGAATTAGATGATTTAGGAACAGATTTTCATGCTAATTTAGAAATGTATTTTCACAGAACAACTCTAAAAGATGCTAATTTCTATCCAGAAATTGGAGATATTGTTGAATGGAATGATATTTATTGGGAAATAGGCTCCGTAACTGAACCACAGTTAATTGGTGGGCATCAGGCATTTAAGCATATGATAAAGGCTATTGCTCATAGAGCGAGAGTATCAAGCTTACAGATTGAGGAGAGAAGTAAGTGATTAAGCTAAAGGAATTACTCACTGAAAGGGAAAACGTTAAACTCGTTCGAATAACAGTAACACCAATGTTATTTAACATGTTCAGGTCGAAAGCACCTATTTATAAAAATTTATTGAGAAGGATTGGGAGAATGCCTAAAGTTGGTGAAGAGGTCGAAGTAAGTGTGAATCACGTCATTTTAGGTAAATTGTATAATCTAATTGGAAAAGAAAACGTCAAGGTAATAAAATGAAACTAACAAAATCAAAACTCAAAGAAATTATCAGAGAAGAAATTCAAAGGTTAAATGAAGACGGAAGGCTCTCTGCTATTGCTAAACAAAAAAGTATGGTTCGAGTAATAATAGCTTACCCAGACAGGAATGGAGATTTTGATAATTATTAAGATTTTCTTGACTTCGCGGAAGGGGAAAATTATGATATAGCTTTGAAATCAAAAAACAAAACTGCTGCAAGAAAACAATTAGCAGATGAATTGAGAAAACTTTAAGAGAGGCGAGGATTAAAATGATTAAATTAAAAGAATTAATAACAGAATCAATACCAAAAAGAGGTGATTTTATGGAACGCGAGTATAAGAAAAAATATTTCTATTTTCCTATTAAGAGAGTAAATAGAAAAGATCAATGGATTGATTATTATGATGAAAATGTAAAAATCATGATAAGAGTAGATTTATGGAATATTAAACCAGGTGGAATCTGGAACGGAAGGAAAGTTTGGAAATGATCAAGTTAAAAGAACTATTGTTTGAAGAAGTAGAATACTATTTCGATAAAACAAAAGATAATTTAGAGAAATATGTAGCATTTGACGGGACTGATTATTATACAGGCAAACACGATTTTAAAGGTGAAAAATCTTTTCTTAAATTCGTAAGAACTCATCCAAAATTTAGAGCTATATATAGAATTAGGTTAGAAAAAAATAAATTGAGAAAAGTATCACCAAAAGATATTGAAAAAGATGTCGGTGGATTTATAACTGATGTTGAATTTAACAGATTGTATAAGAGATAACGTGGCAGTTCAACCTTTAACAGACGGAAAAATCATAATTAAAAGCGATGGTGTTGTTTCAAGCCCAAAATTACCGAAAAAGGGGACTAAAAAAATTACAGAAACAAATATTTATGAAGAGCCGTATATAAACAAAACCGGTAATATTGATATTGATGAACTTGCAACATCGATAACAGCAAAAATGTTAGGTGGACAAGTTAAAATACCAGAAACAAAGGCAATTGAAGTTGATATCAAACGAGAAATTGCAATTGGAAAAGTTAAAGATGATGCTGTAAAATCTGAAGTAATTGAGGGAAAGGTAAATAATAAATTAAGTAAATTAAGAGAGCTACGAAAGAAAAATGGCAGTTAAAAGCATATCAAATAAACAAGCTGTAATAAAGGAACAGACAAATCGAGCTGCTCAACGCTCGATGAAAAGTGAATCTGTGCGTATAGGCAATAAAGAGAGATCAGTAACTCCAGGAAAAGATTTCTCTAAAGGATTCGCTATAACATTAAAAGATATTGATACGGCTGTCATGAGCCACGTTAAAGATGTAATGAAACCTGTAATTAAAGAAGCTGGAGAAGTTATTAAAGTTCCTGTACTATACGGTAATGAAGAACGCTGGAAATCAGTTCGAAAAAATGGTGTGTTAAGAGACAAGAACGGTTCAATTGTTTTACCTGTTATAATAATGAAACGAACAGATGTTGCGTTCAACGATGATATGCCACTTTCGTTTGATCATGATATTAGAGGGGAGTTTATTAAAGTATCTCGATCAAAAAAATGGTCAAACGTGAATAGATATGATAGATTTTCAGTTCAGACAAATAAACAACCAGTTTATGAAACGATTATAACAGGAATGCCAGATTTTGTTGTATGTACATATTCAATAATTATGGCAACAAATTATATGGAGCAGATGAACCAATTGAATAATCTCTGGATTGAACATCTAGAAACATATTTCGGGTCCTCAGAAAATTACAAATTCTTATCATCATTAGATGGTAGTATAAGCGACGCATCAGAAATGTCAGTAGATAGTGAGAGAATTATTAAGAATGAATTATCAATTTCAATTAAGGCTTATATGATTCCAGAATTTACTGATAATATTTATGGAAAAACAGCTGAATTAGGTAAAACATTATCACCATCAAGAGTCGTATTTGGATTTGAAGGTGATGCATCAGATGCACAAATTAAAAAATAATTTGCTGTTTTTCTAACCTTAGTATATATTTATATATGATTTACACAACAACAAACTAACAATGGAGGTTTCATATGGCAAAAGCAGAAATCAAATTCACACAAGACGAAATGGATAAATTAGCAGCATTTCAACAAACATATTCTGAAATTCAAGCAGCTTTCGGTCAAGCTAAAATCCAAGAACTTCGAACTCACAGACAGTTAGATTCATTAGATAATTTCGTAGAAGAGCTAGAAAATAAACTTGAAACAACACAGAATGAAGAGCAGAATTTCATCGAAGAGATCAACAAAAAGTACGGAGATGGCGTTTTAGATCCACAATCTGGTGTATTTACACCTAATACTTCAATTTCTGAAGAAAAATAACCTATTATTCAATAAATAATAACTGTTTGATATTCTTATGGTATATTTATTTATGATAAGATATATTTATTTTTTGCATTTAACAATTTAACGGGAGAAACAATATGCCATCAAGTGAAAAAGTCATTAGCCCAGGTGTATTTACGAATGAGATTGATCAGACGTATTTACCAGCAGCTATTGGAGAAATTGGGGCGGCTCTTATTGGCCCGACTGTAAAAGGTCCGGCTGGTATTCCAACTGTTGTAAATTCTTATTCAGAATATCAAGCAAAGTTTGGAGATACATTTAAGAGCGGAAGCTCATATTATCAATATTTAACATCTCATACTGCAAAGGAATATTTGAAGTATGGATCAAAACTAACAGTCGTAAGAATTTTAGACGGAACTTACGGGCCTGCAAGCTCATGTGTTCCTAAAGGAACTTCTGACGGGACGTATCATACGGGCAGTCAAGTAGAAGCAAGCTGGACGGAAGCAAATGCATCATTTAAGTTGCATACATTAGCTGACGGTGCAATTCTAAATAATTGTACTCATTCAGCCGGCTATGAAGGCGGGAGCTTGGGTACTAATAACATTCTTACAGATTCTGGTTCTAAAGATAATGTTCGTTGGGAAATCTCAAATCAAAATCCAAAGAAAGGTACGTTTTCACTTTTGATTCGTCGAGGTGATGATAATATCAAGCGGAAGCAAATCCTTGAATCATGGAATAATTTGAGTCTCGACCCCACTGCGAATAACTATACTGCAAAGAGAATCGGAGATCAAGTTTGGACGATGAGGGATGGGGGAACAACAGACCCATATTTACAGCTTAGTGGCTCATATCCAAATAAATCAAAATATGTTAGAGTAGAAGTATTAGCGCAGACAGTTGATTATCTCGACGAGAATGGTGATATTCGCGTGAGTGCAGCATCTGCTTCATTACCCGGAATAAATAGTGGTTCATTTGTCGGCGGTACAAATGGATATGCAGGATTTGATGCATTAGGTAATGTTGTTGGTACTCAAACCGCATCATATAACTTCTATGATTCAATTACGGATGCTAATTCACAGGGGTATGATCTGACTACTACCAGTGAAGGTAAAACAGCTTACGAAGACGCTATCAATATTCTTGGAAATCAAGATGAATATGATATCAATCTAGTTCTTATGCCAGGTGTAACAGATTCTGGTGGAACTGGTGGCGGATCACTTGTCGGTAAAGC